CGAGCACTTGTGTCCACAGCAGCCCTCGACAGCGCAGCCCTTCAGCTTCAGCTTGCACTTCGTGGTGTGACGGTGGTGGCACTTGCAGCCGCACACCGGCTCGGTGAAGTCAGCGTTCTGTCCGTAGGTGCTGTCGTAGCCACAGAAGTAGAAGGTGTGAGCCTTGCCATGGGCACAGCAGTCCTTCTTGTGCTCAGTGTGCAGACAGTTCTTGACCCAGCGGTCCTTCATGTAGAGCTGTAGCCCGTGCCTAAGCTCCCCACCACAAGCGATGTTGATGTAGGTGGAGAACTGCTCCGCCAGGTAGTCAACCTTGCACTGCAGGTCCCGATGCACCGCGGTGGCCAGGACCTCCATGTGCGTGCCCCTGAACTGCTCCCGGACCTCGATGTTCTTACGCCGGGACTCCTGGTCGTTGGCGTCACCGCCGATACCGTTCCAGCCCCAGAGCTGGTTGTGGAGGTCCTCCAACACGTAGAAGTCAGCGCACGCCGAGGACAGGTCGAATAGCTGCAGCCCAAGGCTCTCGCCCATCTGCTGCTCGTGGCCCCCGTGCCCGTTCTGGGTGATGCCAGAGTGGTCGTTGTTGTACCGCAGCTGGTCTGCGAGTAGCTGAGGAAGCTCACCTTCCAACACCCACTGCCTGTTGCTGTTGCGGTAGTATTTGACCTTGTTCATCTGTGCTTGTAGCTCGGCCTTCTCCTTCTTCCACGCCGTGTACGCGGTTTGGAAGCCGTCGTCGTCACCGAACACTGCTCCGGCGTAGGTGCGGTAGTCACAGCTCCAGTTCACCTTCCCCTGACCACCGCCAGCGCAGTGATACGATGTGTTACTCAACACTGCTTGGTAGTAGGCACAGAAGTGGCAGCCGTACCCCTCCAGGAACGGCCACTCGACGTCGTAGTGCTCCCACGGAACGAGAGTGCCGGGTGGGTGGTCCTTAGGCGGAGGAGGGGCTTTGGGCTTCTCCGTGAACATCGGATGCCCGTTCTGCAGTCCGGCGATGATTTCGTTGTAGGTGTAGGTGCTAACGAGCCACTTGGTGGTCATGCCTGACGCTTTGTGCTTGATGAGCACAACGTAGGCGTCCTTCGAGTAGTCTTGCTCGACAGCGACAAGCAACACGTCGGCGTACTTGTTGTCGGCGTACCAGCCGCAATACATCATGGCCCCGAGCTTCAACTGCTTCTTCAGCTCAAGCCCCGTCACACCGCCCTGGGCAGCCATAGCCGTCACACTCAGCTTCATGGGCGGCTTGAACTCAGGCGTCGTGTCCACCAACGACTGGTCATGGACCTCGCTTAGGTCCACGTCGAACACACTCTCGGGGATGTTCAGGTAGGTGCTAGCCAACGTCTACCCCTCCCACAAAGGCCGCCTCGCGGCAGCCCAGCGCCACGTACGCAGCCCAGCCGACCTCCAGCATGCCCACCGGGACCGGCAGGTACTCACCCCTGCCGTCGTGGACGAACCATGCCCATGTCTCACGTTCCACAGGTCCCGCCTCCTTAGCTCCTGGACCTACAGCGGGGGTGTCCGTACGTCACACCCCCACTGTCAGCTCAGGGACTAGCTGAGTGCCGCGTTCACCCGAGCGAGCACCGCCTCCAGGTCGGACTTGATGCTGGCCAGCTCGTCCTGGCACTGCACCGAGCCGCCGTTGGTCGCGGAGAACTCTGCACGGATGGCGACGATGGCGTTGGCGAGGCCAGAACCGCCGCCCTGCTTGAAGGCGACGAGCCGGTCTGCCAGGTCCGTGTTGCTGATGCCAAGGGCCTGTGCCTCCGCCAGGAACTCCGTGACGCCCTCCACAGCCAGCGTCTCGTTGAGCGTGCTCAGCGAGTAGCCGTTCTTGCCGCGAAGGACCTGCACGAGCGTCTCCCGTCGTGTCATGATGTGTGTCACCTCCTCCCTATCAGATGTCACCGAGTGTGGTCACGACGCTGGGGGGATTCTTGCCCGCGTGCTTGGTAGGCAGCGGCATCCCAACCGGACCTTCGACGTAGAGGCTGAGTTCCTTGTTCCATGCAAACCCAGCCTTGTACTGACTGCAGACCCAGGCTCCGAGGTCGGCCCTCCAGATGGAGGCTGGCGCAGGGGGAGCCTTGTGCCCCGTCCCGCTACCCTGGAACCCGGTGCCGGTGCTCTTGTAGCTGGAGCCCTTGCTGGGCTTCTGCTGGTTGAACACCCGGCGGTTGTACTTGGTCTTGCGCCACTCCGAGTTGCCGTGGAAGGCCTCGTAGAACGCGGCCACGAACTCCACCTGCTTCTCGGACTCGACAGCGTGCGAGCAGTGGTCCGCCCTCACGCGCTTGATGGCCTGGCCAGGGAACACACCCTGAGCCACGAGGAGGCACGCGAGCATGGTGCCAGTGCGCCCGTGTCCGCCCATGCAGCCGGTCTCCATCTTGACACCGGCGGCCATCTGCTCCAGCATCCACTTCACGCAGCCGATGAACTGGTCCTTGAACGCCGGGTCAGGGACTCCCATGTCCGGCCAGGCCAGCAGGATGCGCTTGACGTGCTCCGCCTTGGGGTCCTCCTCAGGGAGCACCAACCACGGCAGGTCGATGGGCTGGCTGGTGACGGCGAAGCGCTTGGCCCCACCATACTTCATCCAACCCTGGTCCAGGTAGACACCCACGTCGATGTTCTCGCGGGTCTCCACCTTGGCGTCACGGGTAGCCGACGCCCCGATGGTGAGCCCATTGTCCAGCTTGAACTGGTCGTTGTCGTGCGTGCAGCCGTAGCCGCTCCACGACGAGCTACCACCGGTGAACGAGACTCCCGCCTTGTGAGGCTCGAACCCGCTGCCACCCACGAACTTGCACCACACCTCGTGGGAGCTGTACTTCTGACCCTCACCACTGCCAGGGCCTTCGCACTTCATGCTGCACTGCGGGTTCGTCTTGCTGAACTCCGAGACGGGACAGTGCGCCAAGTGCTGGTTGTACTTCATACCAGCGACGCCCTCCCCCAAGCACTTCTTCTCGATGCAGACAGCGGCCATGTCCTCGGGAACAGGCACCGGTTTGTCGAAGAGCTTGGGGTCCGCAGGGGCCTTCTCCCCGTTCGCGGCCTTCAACTCCTCGGCAGTGCACTCAGCGTCGGGAAGCTCAGCCACGGCTGCGGTGTCCATGCTGGTGAGGTACTCCCAGAACTGGTCACCCATGTCGTCGCCCTGCTCCTCGTAGCACTGGTTCACGAGAGCATCGACCCACTGCCAGTGCTCCTCGGTCCACGTCACAGGGTCCCCAGGAGGGGCCTGCTTGATGTAGTTGTGGAGCTTGGGGTCCCACTCACTCAGGTCCTGGGCGGGCTCCGGAGCGGCAGGCAGGGCCTTGGGCTCGGGAGTCATGATGCCTGGGGTGTGAGGGTGTCGCCCCTCTTCGTGCTCCACAACGTGGTTCGTGTTCTCCATGGCGGCTGCAGCTGCCTCGTAGGCAGTGTGCAGTGCGTCACCGAGAGGACTGCTCATGCTCTTGCCTTTGCGGCGCGGCATTAGTAGCTCCTCCCCATGACTCCCATGGCGCGGCAGTAGCCGCACTTCCCTTGCAGGGCCTCTGGGCACGAGCCATCACAGTGCTCGCAGACCAGGAGGCTCCCTCGGGTGCCATCAGGGTACGACGCCACGATGCGGACCCGGGGGTTGCCGCACAGCGAGCATCGGTTGATGGTGTTCTCCAGGAACCGGCGGATGGCGTTAGGCATGTGAACCACCGTTCCCGTTGTTGCGGATGGTGAGTGCGGTACCGATGAGCACGATGTTGTCGTTGTGGATGCACCGGTAGTGCTCCCACACGTCGCCATCGAAGTCACCGTAGCCCTGCAGGTAGCCCTCGTCCTCTTCGCAGGCAGGGATGGTGACCGTGAACCCGTGGGTAGGAGCCTCACGCGCCGTCTCGTTCGCCTCCAGCCAAGCCAGGGCGAACATCCACAGGGCCACCATGATGCAGATGAGGGCTAGCCATGCCACAACCCGCCCGATACGGCTGAGTGTGTAGATGGTCATGCCGCCACCGCCCTCAGGGCTGCCGTGAGGACCACGTACCTGCGGCCCCCACAGGTGGAACACTGAGCGTGGGTCGCCCAGAACCGACCAGCACGGTACCAGCACACCGGGCAGCGCGAACAGCCGCTGCTCAGGAGCCGGTGGTTGTGCTTCTTGCGACAGGGGAGCACCTGGCTCAACATCAGCCACACACCCCCATGGCACAGCAGCTCTCAGCAGCACGGTGTGCCTCGTTCTCGTAGAACGGGACAGTGGCCGGGAGCGCCACATCGGGCTCCGCGACCTCGCGCCGCAACTCCCAGATGTGATACTCCTGGGGGTTGAGCACGGCCCGGGCTGCCAAGGCACCACGGATGATGGTGCCCGAGGGCATCTCACCGTAGGCCCAGACCCACGCCCACAGGTCAGGGTCGTCGGGGCTGGGCGGGAAGCCCGGCACCCTGATGCCCCACCGTAGGCTGATGTACGTCACCTGCTGCCTCCTTCCGTCCCCGGCTCGGTGCCAGGGGCTTTGCCGATGGGCTAAGTGTGCGCCTTCGGCCCGGCCGACGCCATAGGCCGAAAGGCTATTTCGAGGTAGGCCGAACGGCGTCCCCCAAACGACCGACCCTCGCAAGGCTGTAGCTGACGTGCCCCTCGGCCCTACCCCTCGCCCTACAGCCTGTCAGCCCGACCACTGCACTCTGGCACTAGTCGATAGCATACTCTCTACTACTACTTGACAGTACGGCGAACGGCCTAGGCCAAAGGCACAATACAAGTCGGCCATTCTCCCTACATCGAAGGGCTGAGTGCCTCGTAGGTCTTTCGCACAAGTCAATAGGCCGAAGGACCTAGGCCTAAAGAGGGTACCGGATGCCACGTTTCATCACCCGTTCGGGGGATGCGCGAGGCACGGCGTCGGGGTATGGTGGCCTCGTTCCACCGGACCTCCCGAGGCACTGGGATAGGACCGGGGGACAGTAGACCAGGAGGCACGGTGTAGGACCCACCGTCAACGGGTCCAGAATGGAGGCCACCTACCATGGTGGACCAGGCCAAGGTCACGCTCCCCGACGGAGCGTCCATCGTCCTGAACGTGGACGGTGCGCAGGGTACCATCAGCATGGCACGGCGTGACGACGGCACGCACCGGTTCAGCACCGGCTCGGCTGGATACTTCGGTATCGCCAAGCTGGAGGGCGCGGACGGCCGCCGGTATCAGGTCAACGTCACTGCCACGCTCATCGGGTCCAAGCCCAGCAAGTAGGGCTAGGGGTACGGGGTACGGGGTAGGGCTCGGAGGGCATGGATAGGTGCCCACGGACCCTACCCCAGCGGGGCTCTCGGGACGGGATGCACTCCCTGTCTCGGGGGCCCCCTCCCCCCTAATGACCCACCTACACCCTAGAAATGGGTCCCATTCTTGAACGGCCATTCAATATTTGCTAGGCCTCTGACCTGCGGTTTTACCCAGGGGGTTGACTGGAGGCCCAAAGAGATAGAGGGGGGGAACAAGTCCCCCCGCGGGGCTCACCACGAAGCTCCGACCCGCACTGACTAACCGCACTGAAGCAGCTTTTAGCAGAAATGTGTCCTCAGCACGTTAGGGGTGTCGTACATGGACTCAGACAAGGACTCGACTTCCGCACCTATGCCACCAGGTGCCGCTAATCCCCCGTTCCTGGACCGGGAGAGAGCGGCCGCGGCTGGTCGCAAGGGGGCAGCCCAGCGGGAGAAGAACCGCGCTGACCCGCGCTGGGCGGTCAAGAGACAGCTTGGGGGCCTCTTCAGCGAACTCCTGAGGGCAGCGAAGGGTGAAGGGTCCTGGAAGGAGCTACCTCCGGCAGGGAGGCTCCAGGCGCTCCTGAAGGCCATCGAGTACGGGGTGGGCAAGCCCATCGGGCTCGACAAGGAGACGCCCAAGGACACCGCATCCGAGGGGAACGGGGCTGAGGCCCCGGGAACCCTGAAGTTCGACTAGACTTGTCGGTCAGGGTGGCCTTTAGCCACGCTGGCGAAGGGGGGACGCCCCCGGACCCTCCTAGGTGGGGCGGCGGGACCAAGTAGGAGGCAGCATGCACTACCTCTCCAACACACCGCACTGCGGCCGGTACTGCTGGCGCGCTCTTGACGGCACCGAGGTTCACAACCACGGGAACGCCAAGCGGGGGAGGCGGCAGAAGCACAAGTGCAAGGACGACTGCTGTGTGACCCCCCGGAGGGTTCTCCGGCGGCGGGCCAAGCAGGCGCTCCGCCAGGGGGAGTCCGAATGACCTGTCCTGACTGCGGTATCGCACTGACCCCGAGTCAGTATTTCTGGACGCACACCCACCCGACGCCTACGCTCAGGCTGCTGGGGTGGTGCATCATGGTCGCGGGGCTTCTGAGCGTCGCAGTCGGGGCACTGGAGGTCCTGAGGTGAAGCGCATCGTGGACTACTCCGAAGAGGAGCTGGCCCGTCTCGGGGGCAAGGTTGGCCCGAGCGAGCCCGGCAAGCCCAACGGGGCGAATCGGAAGGTGGAGCCGGTGACGGTGCCCATCCTCCAGCCCCGCACCAACCACCTACCGAAGCGGCGCGCGCTGTTCGCACAGCAGCGCCAGCCGGAGGCCTAACCAAGCTCGTGTCTCAGAAGGTGCTCCACCTGAATGAGTTCTACTCGGCCGGAGACGACCTCTCCGCGTTCGAGGCTCTTCAGCAGTGCCCTGAGTGCGGAGCACCCCGGCCCACGGACCCGGACAATCCGGATGACAAGTGGCGCTGCGCGGAGTGCATGGTTGGGGAGTTCATGGTCGTGTGCCCGGACTGTGGAGGCCGTCGAGGCCATCACACGTCGGCCGAATGCCCGACGCTCGTGGCTCGGTGCCTCGAAGAGGGCATCAAGGCCATCCGGTACGGCCAGCAGAAAGACTTCGTCTCCAACCCCCAGCGAGCCTCCGCCTACATCGGTGGCCTGGGGTCCGGAAAGACGTTCGCCGGTATCGCTCGCGGGCTGAAGTTCAGCCAGCAGCCGATGCCCAGGGGCGAGTTCCACGGACCGAGAGGCTGCATCGCGGCCATCAACTACCCGGTCCTGGAGGACGTGGTCCTCCCACAGTTCTTCGAGATGATGGACGGCTCCGGCCTGTGGAAGACAGGCAAGCAGGAGACGTCCTGGCTGTCGTCGAAGAAGAAGGCCCGGCTGGTCGCCAACTGCGGCTGCGCCAACCGACACACCTGCAAGCACGAGGCCACCATCCTGTTCCGGTCCCTGGACCGTCCGAACTGGATGCGAGGCCTGGAGCTGACCTGGTACTTCATCGACGAGGGTCGGCATGTCACTGGCAAGGCGTGGGCAGTCCTCTGGGGCCGTCTGCGCCAGACGGGCTACGAGAAGGCGGGCTGGGTTTGCAGCACGCCGAACGGCTTCGACTGGATGTGGGAGAAGTTCCATCCGGACTCCCCGCTCCAGACCAGAGGTGCACTGTGGTTCGGAGCCTCCACGTACGCCAACTCCGACCATCTCCCGAACGAGTACATCGACGAGCTGTTCAAGGAGTACGAAGGGGCCTTCCTGCGTCAGGAGGTCTTTGGCGAGTTCATCGGTGTGACGGAGGGCGCGGTGTTCTTCAACTTCGCCCCCGACCGCTGCATCACCGAGGTGCCCTACAAACAGGAGCTGGAACTCTACAGCATGTGGGACTTCGGCATGGGCGACCTGGGTGTCGTCTCGTTCGCGCAGGTGGACTGGCGCTCCAAGCGCCTCCCTAGCGGCGATACGGAGTGGGTGCCTGTGGCGCGCCTCATCGGGTGCATCGAGGCACAGGACTGGGTTTCCGAGGAGTGGGCCAACGCCTTCTTCCGGTACTGCAACACGAACTTCGCGGGGCGGCGTCCGGTCATGAACGTGGGCGACCCGGCAGGACGGCAGCGCAGCCCCGGCAAGAAGACCTCCATCATCGAGGACCTGTCGCAGCACGGCGTGGTCATCACGACGCCGCCGCAGCGTGCGCAGGACTACGCGGTCCGCATCCTCACGAACATGATGGAGGCCGACCGTGTCATCGTTGACCAACGAACCGCTGCTCGCCTCGGAGCCGCTATCTCTAGCCATCGCTGGAAAGTGGACGACAACGGTATCCGCACTGGAACTACAGCAGTACATGACTGGACCTCGCACTACTGCGACGGCCTCCGGTACTGGGCTACGGTCATGTTCTCTGTGTTCCCGAAACGGGACCGCAAGCCAGACGTGGACCCGCCTGGTCCAGGAACTATGGGCTACCTTACTGAGCAAATCCTCAACGCCAAGCCCACCGGATGGCTAGGCGAGGACAAGGCCGACCCGCTCGAAGACTGGGAGCCGGGGGTCCTCCTCGAACGTGACGGGCGTCTCTACGCCGGGAGTTAGGCATGCCACCTACGTACCGCAAGTACAAGACCGACGCCGACAAGGTGAAGGTCTACGAGCAGCGCATCCGGCAAGGCGAGGATATGAACGCCAAGTGGCACCCCGCTGTGACGGCGTTCTTCGCTCGGTACGAGACCAAACATCGTGACACTCAGCTGACTGGGAACGGGCACTACATCAGTGGCTCGACGCCCATGGTGGTCGGCAACATCGACTCCCAGTACAGCTCCATGACCTCGGCGAATGTAGACTTCACCGTCACGCCCAAGGGGCGGACCACCGATGATGAGGCCTACGTCGCCCAGGCTGCACTGAAGGAGGAGTTCGAGGCTGCGAAGGCCCAGGAGCGAGGGAACCTCGCCATCAAGGATGGGCTCATCGCTGGCTTCGGCTTCGCCAAGGTGGCGTACGAGTTCTGGGAGGCCATGGCAGAGGTCCCCCGGAAACGCGAGGACATCGAGGCCGAAATCGCGGAGAAGCTGAAGGAAGCCGCCGACGCGGGCAGCGACATCGACGCCTTCAAGGTGATGGACCTGGTGCCTCTGACCGAGGACCAGGAGACGGTGCTCTCAGACCGCGTGGTCGTGGACTACGTGCCCTGGGACCGCCTCATCACGGACCCGACGGCCAAGACCTGGTGGGACCAGAACTGGGTGGCGCAGAAGGACTACATGCGCCCGTCGGACGTGAAGAACAACCCGGTCTACAAGGAGTATTGCGCATCGCGGCGTCAGTCCAAGAAGCTCGAAGAGCTGAAGGCCGACACCACGGTGGACCGGGAAGTGATGGGGCCGCACGCGACTCCGTCTTCCGAGGACGAGCGCGTCACGGTCTACACCATCTACGACTTCGACACAGGCAACGTCTGCGTCTGGGCCAAGGGGACCAAGTTCCTCCTGAACGAGACCGCGAACCCGTTCGCGCTGAACCCGAACCCGGAGGACAAGAACCCGTTCGTGCCGGTCATCCTCCGCAAGACTTCGTCCCGCATCCGCGGCGTCTCCGAGATGGAGGTCCTCCGGGACATCGCCACGGAGAAGGACCTGTACCACTCCCGCCTGGCAACCTACCTGGAGCGCTTCGTGCCGAAGATTCTGGCAGAGGAGCGCGCCTTCACACAGGCTGGCAAGAACGCCCTGAAGTCCCAGGAAATCGGCCAGGTGGTCGAGCTGGCCACCGGTCACACGGTGGACCAGGTGAAGGAGTTGGCCCAGCCCGACCTGAAGTCGGAGCTGTACCAGATGCCGGACATCCTGCAGAAGGAGTCCGAGGACGCCACCGGCCTGTCGGAGCTGCAGCGTGGTCTGTTCCCTGACCGCAAGCGCACTGCGACTGAGACGGCTGAGGTCGTGTCTGCTAGTGCCACCAGGGCCTCCGAGAAGCGAATCGCGCTGGAGATGTTCTGGACCGGCATCGGCAACCGCATCCTCCAGCTCATGCAGGCGTACTACGAGCGGGACCGCGTCCTCCGCCTAGCGGACGACGAGGTAGACGTCCCGTGGGAGTACAACGCCGAGTCCATCTCAGGGTCCATGGCCTTGGAGGTAGCGCTCACGCCGAAGGAGGCGAAGACGTGGCAGCAGCGCCGGGACGATGCCCTGGCCACGCTGAACGTCATCGGGCCCCTGGCCCAGCCGGACGCCACGGGCGCGAGCCCGGTGGACGTCACCGAGCTGTTGCGCTACGTGCTCCAGGAGATGAACATTCCCCGACGGGTCATCCGCCAGCTGCTGAACCTCCCTGAGGAACAGCAGAAGCAGGTCCTCGGGAACATCCAGAACCAGGCGGCCCAGGCTCAGGCCCAGGGCGGCCAGGTCCGCTCTGACCTCGTGCCGGGCCCCCTTAGCGCGCCCGCGTTGGCAGCAGCGGCCAACACCGGTACCATCCCGCCGGAGCTGCTGGCTGCGGCTGGCTCTGCCAACCCGGCAGGGCCTACTGGTGCCGAAGAACTGTCCGAAAGTGCAGGAATCGTCAACCAGTCCATCCCACAGTAGTTCCGGGGCTGACCTGGGAAAACAGGTAGGGGGTTGACTGGAGGCCCAAAGTAGTGAGGGGTACTTTCTCTTCTGGTCTCGGACGCACCAGTCCGACAAAGCGCCCACACAGGTCTCTGGCTCGACTGGAATGGCACTGGCCTCCAAAGCCAGGGCATGGGGGTTCGATTCCCTCGGGACCTGCTATCTTCCGCCACCACAAGTGGCGGTCCCATACGTCCTATCCCCCGAACCGCCCCGAGGCCCTTAGAGGGTACAGCGCGAGGAGAGAGAATGAAGCCGGACGTACGCGCAGCAGTCGCTGCGGCACTAACGGAGCCCGAGGGTGCAGCCCCGGCTCCGGCCCCCGAAACGCCCGCCGATGGTACAGCTCCCGCCAAGGGACCCGAGGCCAAGGCTGGCAAGGAGGGGGAGACGCCTGTCTCCCAGGCGGTCGGCACCGAGACTCCCGAAGCGGACCTGAAGGCCATCGAGGCCTTCCAGGCCCAGTGGAAGGTAGACCTTTCGGCCTTGCCCGATGATGCGGCCCGTGAGAAGTTCATCACGGACTTCAAGGAGACGAACAAGACCATCTCATCGCTCCAGCGTGAGGTCGCGGAGCTGCGTGTGGCGAAGGAGGCTACGCCTCCGACACCGCCCGTCGCCCCCGCCGCCCCGTCTGACGCGGTTCCGGATGTGTCTTCGCTGACCGACGAGCAGCTGGCTGAGGCCCTGGGTTTCGACCTGGAGAACTCCGACAGCCCTGAGCGTGACCTGCGGGATGTCGCCCTGGTGCGGCAGAACCTGGAACTCGCCCAGCGCTTGGAGCGGCTGGAGTCTTCGACTTCGACCGACCTCACCAACCGGACGTGGACTCAAGCCCTCGACAGGCTGGAGTCCGACTTCGGGCCACTCCCGGAAGGCATCGAGCGTGCGGACTTGCTAGCCGTTGCGGCCAAGGAGGGCATCGCCTCCCCGGAGGCAGCCTACTGGGCTGTTCAGGGCCCCATCAGGGCCACGGTAGCGAGTGCGCTCGAAACTCGTCTCATCGAGTTGAGGACCGACCAGAAGCGCGCAGCAAGCGGCGCTCCCCGCCCCCGTACCGACGCACCCGTGGACGAAGGCAAGCTGACGTCCACGAACGTGAAGGACGGAATCAAGGAGGCGTTCGAGAAGGCCCGTGCTGCACTGGGGGTTGACCTCCAGGACGGGTAAACCGCTAGGGGCCATAGCAGCGCCTAAGGCGCAAAGGAACCGGCAATGGCCGACACAACTGCAGCCGCACAGCTCGATGAGCTGATTGCGACTACGTTCGACAAGGTTCGACCGGTCCTCGCGGACCAAATCACGGTCGAGCTTCCTTTGCTGGCGTGGCTGAACACCAAGTCTCGGGTGACCGAGGACGGTGGCCTGACGATTCGTCGCCCGGTCCTGTTCGCGTTCAACGACACCGTGGGCAGCTACAGCGGCTACGACCTCATCGACACCACGCCCCAGGACGGGTTCGGCTACGCCGAATACGACTGGAAGCAGTACGCGGGGTCGGTCACCATCTCGGGTCGTGACGAGCTGCTGAACGCCGGTACGTCTCGCATCATCAACCTCCTCCAGGCGAAGGTGGAGCAGCTCCGCGTTTCGGTCGAAGACGACATGAACGCCATGCTGTTCGCGGACGTCACCACAGAAGGCAACTCGGGCAAGAACTTCCTGTCCGTGCCTGCCATCGTCGGTGACGGTACCACCACCGGAGCCACGGGTAAGACCACCCTGGGCGGCATCGACAACGACGCCGACGGCCAGGACTGGTGGAGGTCGAAGATTACGGACGGCCTGGACCTGACCACGCTTGACGGCGTGCGCCAGATGTCGAGCCTCCGTAACGAGCTGAAGATTGCCAAGTCGCGCCCGGACGGCCTGTTCACCACGCAGGCTGCCTACGAGGCGTACGAGGCACTCGCCACCCCGAACATCCGCTTCGAGTCCACGCCGATGGCTGAGCTGGGCTTCGACAGCATCTCGTTCCGGGGAGCCGAGGTCATCTTCGACAACGACGCACCCAGCGGGGAGTTCTACTTCCTGAACTCGCAGTACCTGGAGTTCGTGAGGCACTCCCAGCGGTGGGCGGAAATGGGACCCTTCAAGAGCCCTGTGAACCAGGACGCCAAGACGGCACTCGTGCTGTTCATGGGCGAACTGCTCACGGACTGCCGTCGGGCCCACGGCCGCTTCATCAACGTGGTCACGTCGTAACGAGCTGAGTAGGGGGGGCCCTCATGAGGGGTCCCCCCGCTCTTCAAGGGGACTGCATGCCGCGTGACATCGTTCCACACCGTGAGGGCCCGAAGGAAGAGGTCAGTACGGAGGTGCAGAAGCACAACCGCCCGTTCGGCAACGCTCGCCGGGAGGCGAACATGGCCGACGCCCGGGAGTCTGCACGCAGGGGAACGCAGGCGGAAGCACACAAGCGTGACTTCGCCAAGGCCCAAGTGGACCTGGCGAAGCTGAACTACTCCCAGGTCATGGACCTCATCACGTCCATGCCCATGGGGATGCAGGAACTGTACCTCCTCGCCGAGGAGGCCACAGCCAACAGGGCGGAGGTACTCCGGTACTTCCCCAAGCCTGGCACCAAGGCCCGCAGCCGCTGGCTGCCCGAGTCACTCGCTCCCGTTGGTGCATAGGGTAGCGTAGGAGAGACGACATGACCATCAAGAAGCGTCGAGTGGAAGCCCTGGTCGCAACCGACCCGGTGACTCTGGGTACCATCTCCTTCGGAGGCGGGAACCACAAGTACGGCATCCTCCGGGGCATCCGGGCGCGCAACTGGGGTTCCGCTGCCAAGGCTGGTGCCGGTACTGACACCGCCGTGAAAATCAAAATCACGGACAACAACTCGGACGTCGTGTACCTGGACGCCG